GTTCAAAGCCTGTATCCAGGCCTTCCTGGGCTTCTAAACCTGGGCTCTCTTTTCATGATGAAACACAAACATTCTACTGTAGAAAAACAAAATAGAGTGAGAGAGACAACACGCGGTGACATGGTAGGTCACATTGCAGATAAGTTCCAGTCGCGTGTGGAACGTACCGGCCGTGAATTCCGCGTCGGTAAAAAGATTCGAGTTAAAGACACTCGACCAAGGCGTCCTCGCAGACCTGTTACAACTGCGTTTTTAGGACGAAGGGGCACAGTTATGCCTAAAGATCTTATGGAGTTGGTTAACGAACTTCATGCTACTGCAGGCACATTGGGGAAGGAGTGGAAATTTTTGGAGAGTATTGATACTAAAGTATTGGTACCTGTTCTTAAATGTCTACTTCGTAACTTTCGCCAAGACGTTACCACTAGAGGATCTGGATTGAGTAGTATACCTAAGAAGCTTCAATTACCACATCGTAAATACAACAACCGGGTGCACCAATTTGATGCTGATATATTGCTAGAGCCATTGAAAGAGTTGAAGTCTTTATTGATCAATATGCAACAAGGTGATCTTGACTTCACACCAGCGAGGGTTGAGACAATTGCTTCAACACGACAAGCACATGCTGATTTATCTGTGGATCGTCCACGATCTAAATCTGCCGCTCAACTCGCTCGAGAACAAGCCAATTGGGAGAAGAAGCAATTACAACGCTTAGCCATTCACGAGGCTGCACGTCAAAATTACATGCAAGATGTAACTGCTACGTCAACTGAACGTTCCCCCTCAAGAGCTGTCATAGCGTACCTAGGGTGTACTGTGGAAAGATACAAAGAGCAATGTCGTATCATATCATCATGTAAGGAGCAACAAGATGTCAAGACTGTCATGTTAGACGAGGCAAAGAAGAAAGTATCTGCACAGGTACATGCCATCCTACGTGAAAATTTGAACACAATGCCTTTATCTGAATGGACTCTGGTTATCAATGCGTGCCCATTTGACATACAGCGTGCTGTGTGGATCCAGCGTCAAAAAGAGTTAGAGTCAAATCCACCAACCGACTTATTCAGTCCCGTTGAAGGTATCGTGAGTGTCCCAGAGCTTTTGAAGCCACGTCGCGCTCAATCAACATACATGTTTATTAACTCTGAGGTCCCACCTTTGTTGGAACAGGGAGTTCCAAGTGACATGTATGAAATTGATTCTGAGGATGACAAACCAACTAATAAGAGAAAAGTGGTTATCTCTCAGGACAATGGTGCTAATGGCGAAGCAACAGGCAAAGACGATGTATCCATCATCAGATTCGCTATTACGTTAACAGAGGACATTATTGGAAACCTTTGGAAAAAGGAGGTTGATCAGCAAAAGTCCATCTTGACAACGTTAGCTCAAGCTATTATTAGCGCAGCATCGGATAATCGACAACGCGTTAGTCAATATCCTCAGCGAGACAAAGTAGCCACATTGATGTTTAACAATGATAAGTTACGTCGAAAATTCCTAAAGCAGATTGTGCTTTGTGCATTATCTATGCCATGGTCTAAGCGAGACTTTCATTTATTCATTAACTCTATACCATTTGGAGTCGATACCAACATATTGGAAGATGAGTGGAATCGTGTGCATGTCACCAAGCCTGCATTGAATGGGGTTTGTGTGTGTTGTGGAAAGTACGTAGACACAGGTTGTTCACACTGTACGACCTGTATATTGCGAGGTGAAATCACGGGTAGTGATGACTTAGCCGCAAGAAATAACAACAATAAGAAGACCAGTATGCGTGACTTACCTAAAGCTCTCAAAGCTGAATTAGTCAAAGAGGTGTTGAAGAAAGCCAAGCAAAATCAGTTAAAAGGTCAAGGAGCTTACCAACCTGGATCCATTTACACAGGGTCTGGTAAGTACACAGCTAATCGATTTGCTAAAGATCTCAACCGATCCACAAAGCCACTACAACGTGAGGCTAAGCACAAGGCATTAGGTTTTGCTATGAAGACTTTGAAGGGTTTGGGAGACTACCATTATAATTCAACGTTTCCAGGCTTAGCTGATAGAGCACATCCAACCATCAATGGACAGAAGGGTGAAATGGGACAAGTGCTAGCCTCTGGGCGTGAGTTCTTGTTTGATGTGTATGCTGCGCCTTCAGCCTCATTTCTCTCGCAATTGTATTATGTTAATCCAGGGTTAGCCAGTATGTTTAACTGGTTGAGTGGGTTGGCTAACAATTATGAGGAGTACCTTGCTGTGCAACTTGTGTTTGAGTATCATCCCCTGATCACAGAAAACACAAGCACTGGTATCATGGGTTCACTGTTGATGGGCATTGAGTATGATGTAACCCGACCAAAATGGGCCAATAAGCAAGAATTTATGGCTGCGAATGCTGTATCTGGGCGTTTCAATGAAAACATCATTTGTGGAGTTGAATGTGATCAAAATCAATTAAATCATCCAGGTATGTTTAATATGAGAGCTGGTCCAATTCCCTATGGTGCGGACATTAGTAGATATGATAAATGTACCTTGCAATTAGGTTTTATCAATACTAACTCAGCTTACTACAACCAACAGGTTGGTGAGATGTATGCCACTTACAAAATCTTGCTGTTGAAACCGAGGATGATGGTGAATAAGGGGTTCACTATCTTGACAGATCGCTTTGCTACATCCTATACAACTACAACTGGAACACCATCAAATCCAACATCATCTGCGTTGACTACCCAGATGTGGTATTCATATAATAACAACTTTAATTGTTCATTCAATGGAACTGCATCGGGTTTTATCATCACACTACCTGCTAGTTTTTGTGGTCCAATTCGTATTGCCTATAACATGAAGTTGCTTCAAGTATTGGCCGGTGCTGTATTCACTCCAGTTGAACCAACGTTCACAGGCAATGTTGCTAAAATCTTTGATATGGCTGCGGAGAATGGAAATCCAACTTACATGAAGGTGGATAGTCAATTACCCATAGGTACTGGTGCTAATGTGGATGCAGGTTTCGAGGGTCATTACATGATCACGTCAGCAACAGGAGGTGTGAATAATCAATTCACATTCACATTTGCTGCAGGGTGTACATCGACAGCACAGTTGACTGTTGATATAGCTAACTATAACGCACAATTTGTATTAGGGGCGTCAAGTAGCACACCCATGTATGTGAATTACGGGACCGGATTGCCTGTAAATTTAGGGGGATTGTGATGGTATGGCAGCCACTTAGCAGAAGTGGTGAGCCTCCAGTCGGTAAAGAGAGAGATCTTGATGCCTGCGATCAAAAATTTATATAAACCAAACCAAAAATCACAAAAATTACTTACTATATCAAATAAAACTATAAAAATATTCACTTTAATGTCATGTGTTATGTTTGCAAGTGCAACTAGTGTAGAACCAAATCCAACAATCCAATGGGTGATTGAGTCAATGTTAATATTGACATTTGCACTATTCTTCCTCTTTTTAGTGTGGGGGTGGATGTTAGTGCGTATGGCTCATGTCCCCGCTCGATTAGACATGACACGTCATGTGCAACCAGTTAAGATCAATGAGTTGATGGTGTTTCTTAAGTTTGTGGCCATCTTTCTTGGTTTTGCTAATATACCAGGAGCAGATGCTTACACTGGAAAAACTATACTTCGATGGAATGACTGGTTGGATTTAAAATTTATCTTGTTGTATATCATCTATAACTTAGTTTGCCTTATACCAGCTCCCAAGGACACCCAAAAGCAATTCATTAAGCTTGTCTCAACTCTTCTAAAGTTGGTGACCTTAAGCTATATACTATTCTTGGGCGTTGTGTTTTATGTATGGGAATGCATCCGTAGACCATTGGGTATACCTTTTCTATTGCATGTTGAGTACATTAACATCTTGATATTCTTATCAATTTTTGGATTCTATTTTTCACAAAGTCGAATCTACACATTTGAGCTCATCCATTTAATTGTGTCCCAACTTAATGGACTAAATGGTGAAGAGACTAATGGAGATGGATGGAATAAGAAGTCCAATTTCGAGAAAAACACCAAGCAACAAGGGAAGCAAAATGTGAAGTATGGGCCCCCTGTGCCTGTTCCCAAAGTTGAGGAACCAGAGGAGACAAAAGAACAACGCTTCCTACGTGAACGCGCCGCAGAGCTAGTGGAGTATGAAGCCGCTTATGAGGATGATATCATCCTATATAAGAGAACAGTTGGGCATTGGGCTCAATGCTTAGCACTGTTGGAGGATATTATTGAGAATCCAAGAGCTAACTTCACAGTTTGGAGCGTAGATGGATTTGTACGTCTGTCCCTAGCTATACTGGAGTTAATGTTTCCTGGTTTTACACCCTTTCTCCATAATATGCTCATTAATTTAAAAATGGATGAGCAGGATCTTCTTGATATGAGAGATATGCGAACTCAACCAATTAAGATAGCGCATTTAAAGAATACTGATCGAGTTTATCAGAATTTCGATAATTTTGATTATATAAATGATTATGGATATACACACATCCAAACAGTACGAATTAATCGCTATTTGGTTGACAAGTTGAGACGAGCACAACCTGGACATTACACAAATGAGTATACAGTAAACACTTACATGATGGAATTGCAACGTCTAGATAAGTACTTAATATTCAACCATAATGATATGATTTTTGCGAGCCACTTTTACAAGAATAAGATGGAGCGCTACGAATATAGTACACGTCACTTGCTATCCACTGCAAGTGTTAATGTTACCTAGGGACTCTGCCGGGGTGGTTTTGGATACCACTCTGTTGGCATATATAAAGTCCAAACTACAATTTGCAATGTAGTAAAAACTTACGAATTCAATAATAAATTTGATGCAGTTAAGGGGGAGGAGTTTTATACCGGAAGCCGGTTACAATTCTCAAGTGGTCGATCAGAATACATAGATGGTAGTTATAAAACTGTGTACGGCCCCGTGTTTTGGCATCCTGGAGTCATCTATACAAGAGACAACGTCAATATGGATAAAGCCCTAACACGTCAAACCAATAAAAGGGAACCAGAGATAATCGACTTGGATAACAAACTAACTTTAAATCAGATACAATATGTGAAACGAAACAATTTACTTAAGAAGATAGGTAGAAAGATTCAGTATAAGATTAAATTAGCTTGTGTATCCCTGCCAGATTTGTATATTCAAATTAAACACTATTGTGAAGCGCCACACCGCTTGCGTCGTTTGAGGATGCAACAATTTGATAAAGCAAATAGGGATGGTACACTCTGGGGATTATTAACTCGAATTGTGGAAGGAAAAGTGAAGAGCGAAGAATGGGGAAAGCCTGGGAAGTATCCTAGGCTATTTCTCAATCTAGGGCCTGCTAGCTCATTAGTTTGTGGGTTCTTCATCGACATCATCAAAGATTGTTTCAATTTAGATGATGAACAGTACCAATTCGTTAAACAGCCGGACAAAGAAGTCCTTTACAAAGTATTTCAGAATTTAATAAACCCTCCAAACGGAATGTTTATGCCATTATTCTCTGATGATAGTTCAGTCAGCATTTCTGCTAATGGACGAACATTCAGAGCTAATGTTGATATTGCATCATGTGACGGTAGTCACACATATGTGATCTTTGATTACTTAAAGTACATAACTAGAGGAAGCAAATTTGCTTCACAGATAATCTTGGCCATTGAGCAATGTTGCTTGAAGATGAAAATAAAAAGTTATGTTAATGTAAAGGAGTCAGTTCACTTGAAACCCAAAAATCCAGTTTTATACACAGGGAGTGTTCTAACAACACTAATTAATAATATTGCTAACATATGTATTTATACAGCAATAAAACCCTTATATAGAACATGGGTTGGTGATTATAGTGACATGATTCGTCAGGCTGCAGAGCAGTGTGGTTATATCGTGACAATTGATGTATGTGAGCATATCGAACAATTACAATTTTTAAAACATAGTCCCATCTTAGGTATAGATGGAGAGTATTATCCTGCATTAAATTTGGGAGTTGTATTGCGACTTTTGGGCTCGTGTTTTGGTGATTTACCAGGACGGAGCACAGAAAATATGCGTCACCGTGCACACAAGTGGAATGTGTCTGTAGTGAAATCTCTTATTCATATGGGGGATTGTGAACTCAAGACAACATTGGAGTCAATATTCAGTGGAGAGGGGGCAAAGATGAGTGAGCGTGAAATGGATCGTTATCGGTTCAAGTTCATGTCTGGACATTATAATGTTCCTTTGTTAACTGAGTCATATGCTAAGCGGTATGGTGTACCGAGTAGTTGTTTAGATGAGATTAATTTCTTATTGAAGCATCATGACTGGTTTACTGGATGTTATGAAACATTAGGTAGTCGAGCAATTTTAACAAAAGACTACGGTTTCGACTTCTC